TGGAAAAGCCGAAATAGTCGAACCAGCAGAATCACCAGAAAAGGCAGCAGAACGTAAAGCATCTCCTGCGGCACAACCAACTGTAGCAAATAAAACACAAGCACGAGGACCAAAACGTACTGTAGCTATCTTTGCTGGACGATTCCAACCATTTCACGCTGGACATTATAGTGTTTATGAGGCATTGGTAAAGAAATTTGGTAAGGACAACGTATATATTGCCTCATCAGATGTTACAGACCCAGTTCGTTCTCCGTTTGGGTTTGACGAAAAACACAAAATTATCACAACAATGTTTGATGTTCCAGAAGATCATGTCGTCCAAGTAGCAAATCCATATGCTCCAACGGAAGTATTAGAAAAATTACCACCGAACACAACTTACGTTACCGCTGTCAGTCAGAAGGATGCAGAACGATTGGGTTCAAAAGGTAAATACTTTAGACCATATGAAGATGGAAAATCAACAGAAGGGTTTGCTGACCGTGGGTACTTTATTGTAGCACCAGAATTTCAATTGTCAGTAGATGGTAAGAACATTAGTGGTACTCAACTTCGCCAAGTAATGGGCGACCCGAGAATTACTGAACGGGCTAAAAAGGAAATCTTTACAAAAGTATATGGTAGATTTAATCCTGAAATATTTAAGAAAATTGTCAAAACAACGACGGAATCGGAAGAGGCTCGTCAATTAACTGCACAATATGGTGATAGTGGTAAGAAAAGAAAAGCTAAAAAGGTAGCTAAAAAGACAACACCAAAAAAGACGGCACCAAAGAAACCAGATGCACAGCAAATGCAAAGCGCTCGAGATGTGTTACGTCAACGCATAAAAAATCCAAAGACCGGTCGTGAAATTTATGTTGCAACCGCATTAGGATATGATCTAACTGACCCAATGCGTAAACAAGCAGAAAAATTGGTTCGTCAAGCAATCGCAAGAAGTAAAAAGAAAAAGTAAGATAAATTTATAGACTATGTATATTAGTACTCTCGAAATGAGGTGGTTATGAATCACGACGCAATAAATGATGTTCGAAGAAAAATAAATGAAGTTATGAAAAAAAACGATGAACGCATTGTTGTCGGGTGGCGACCTGAATTAGAAGAAAAACATCAAGAGGGTGATGTTTGGGAAGCCCGTGACGGTACAAAATGGACAATGAAAAATGGTATTAAACAGAAGGTTACAAAACTAGATGCTGCAAAAACTCCGTGGTGGTGTCCAAAATGTAGTAAAGCACTTAATCATCGTTTAGATGTTAAATTTTGGCGCATTCGTGGACACTGTTTTGACTGTAATATTAAAGAAGAAATGGAAATTCGTAAACAAGGTAAATGGGAAGAATACGAACAGTCCTTAATGCGAGCTAATTTTATAGCAGAAATGAAAGACACATTGCAAAGATTAGAACACATCAAAGAAAATCTTTCTGCTCCAGAGGTTATGCATTTTGATGACCACGAAAAGAAAGTATTGATGGTGGAAAAGTGGGACGTTGATTTAAATAAAATACGTTCTGATTTAGAACAAGATATTACAATTCTCAAAAAGAGTATTGAAAAAGCTGAAGCCGGAGATTTCACCGATGAAGATATTAAATGAAGTAATTAAATTTGGTAAAGCGTTTGGTCAATTAACACAAATAAGCCAAATTGCTGTCGCCGTGATTTTAATAGTTGTTGCATTTTCTGTTGGTAATTGTAATGGTAAAACTGAACTGGATTCATTTTTAGTAGAATACAAAACGCTACAAGAAAATGCAAAAAAGACAACAGTATATGCGGACTCACTACAACGTGAAGTCACACAGCTAGTAGATAGTGCAAAACGTCAAGATGATAAGATTAAAAAATTAACTATTAGTATTTCGTTTAGAGAACAACAAAAAGTAGCACAAGTTCGACAACTTGCTCAACTTGAAAACAGAATTGAAGCGGCTAAGGCAGATTCTAACCTAATAGTCGTTGTTGCCACACAAGATACCGTAATTACAAATTTAAAAGAACAAGTAGTAACTACGGAAGCAATTGTTGATGACCAAAAACAAGTTATTCAGGCTCAGTCAACTCAAGTATTGGCGTTAAATCAAGCGTTAACATTATCGACGATGCGGGGAGACAGCCTGCAGACCGTTTTATCATCTTTACCAAAAGCTCCTTCTAACCCTAATAAGTTTTTCTTTGGATTAATACCAAAGCCAAGTAGAACTGTTGTCGGTGTTGTGGCACTTGCGGCTGGAGTTGTTGTAGGGAGTCAACTAGGACGGTAAAATGACACAACCAAATATAAAAGATATTATTAAAGCAGAGTTTAAAAAGTGTGCGGCGAGTCCAGAATACTTTTTAAAGAAATACTCATTTATTCAACACCCGATTCGCGGTCGGGTGTTGTTTGATTTATACACATACCAATTAAACGCGATGCAGGATTTTGAAGAAAATCGATATAATATTGTTCTTAAGGGACGCCAGCTCGGATTTTCTACATTGGTTGCAGGATATGCATTGTGGTTAATGTTATTTCATAAAGATAAAAACGTATTAGTTATCGCAACAAAACAAGATACTGCAAAAAACTTGGTAACAAAGGTAAGATTTATGCATGCCAATCTTCCCGTTTGGTTACGAGGAAGTATGGTAGAAGATAATAAGTTATCGATGAGATTTGCAAATGGATCGCAAATTAAAGCTGTAGCAAGTAGTAAAGATGCTGGTCGTTCTGAAGCATTGTCTCTTCTTATTCTTGACGAGTGTGCGTTTATCGATAACGCGGAAATTATCTGGACCGCAGCATCCAGTACGTTATCAACTGGTGGTAAAGCTATATTAATTTCTACTCCAAATGGTGTCGGTAACTTCTTCCACAAGATGTGGCAACAAGCAGAAGCAAAAACAAATGAATTTAATACAATATTATTAGATTGGAGAGTTCATCCAGAACGAGATCAGGCATGGAGAGATAGACAGACTGAAATTTTAGGTGAGATGCAAGCGGCACAAGAACACGATGCATCCTTCATATTTTCAGGTAACACAGTCGTCAGTCCAGATATAATTGAATTCTATAAAAGAACACATATCAAAGAACCAATATCAAAGCAGGGATTTGATAACAACCTATGGGTATGGGAGTATCCTATTCCAGGAAAGACGTATATCGTCGCTGCGGACGTTGCACGTGGTGATGGCGAAGACTTTTCTACATTTCATGTTATTGACGCAGAACGATCTTTACAGGTAGCAGAATATAAAGGTAAATTATCTACAAAAGAATTTGGTAATTTGATGATGTCTATCGCTACACAATATAATGACGCTTTATTAATACCTGATAATTCATCGATTGGATGGGCGGCAATTCAACAAGTAATTGACAGAGGATACCGAAATCTATTCTATATGTCAGCAGATATGCATTATGTAGATGTTGAACATCAAATTACTGACAAAAAATTTGTTACTGAACGAAATATGAAACCTGGATTTGTTGTTTCATCTCGAACGCGTCCGTTGATTATCGCTAAAATTGAAGAATATATGCGAGAAAATGCCATCACAGTCCAATCTGTAAGAACTATAACTGAATTTGAAACTTTTATTTGGAAAAATGGTAGAGCAGAGGCATTGCAAGGATATAATGATGACTTAATATTTGCATTAGGAATTGGTTTGTGGGTACGAGATACGGCACTACGATTGCGTCAACAAGGAATTGAATTAACAAAATTATCGTTAGAACGCACTGCGTATACAACTATGCCTTTTGCACTAAACGGAAATCAAGTAAAGAACCCATACCAGATGCAAATCGGGGATCGACAAACAGAAGATATTACTTGGTTACTTGGATAAATCCATAGATAATACAATTTTTCCTTATATTTATATAATGACATCGTTTTTGAGACATATATGAAACCTGATGAATTGAGAGAATTAGTTCGAACTGAATTACATAGTCTTATGAACGTTCAAGAAAAATCGGTTCCGCAACCTTACAATAGAAACGGTGCACGGGAAATGACTAGTGCTCAAGTTAAACGTAGGGATAAAGTTGGACAAAAGATGTTAGACAATCCCGGCGCAGTTAAATACTTTAAAAAAGAATTTGGCGACGAGTGGGAAGATTATTTGTGGGCAACAGCAACCAATATCGCCATCGATGGTGGAGAGTAATTATGATTCGTTTAACGGGATTAGTAAATTTAAGACCAGTTGTGACTTTAAAAGGGTCTGCATTAGAAGAAGCAGAACTTACTGATAAGCAAAAACAACTTGATGTTGATAAAGATGGTAAGATTGAAGGTGATGATCTTGCAAAACTTCGTGCTAAAAATGAAACTCACGGAGGTGATCACGAAGTATCAATGGCACAAGGATTATTAGACGATATTATTCGTAGTGCAACTGAACTCAAGGCAAAGATGGGCGCGGGGGAAAAGGATATTCCAGCGTGGATTCAAGACCACATTTCTCAAGCACAAAATTTTATTAATCAAGCATCTACTAACTATCATGAATATAATACACCTATGGAAAATATGCCGTGTGAGGGTGAAGGTTGTATGGATGCACCAGTAACCGAAAAAGCACCAGAGGGATGGGAAGGTACGGTTAAAGCAATGAAAGACGAACCTGGTATTGATAATCCGTGGGCATTAGCACATTGGATGAAGAACAAGGGATATAAATCACACAAAGGACAATAAAATGAATAACGCGTTTGATTTTAAAAAATTTGAAAAACGCTTATTAGAAGCTTTACAACGAAACGAGAAATTTATTAAAATTCTCGAAGAGCAAGAATCTGCTGCTGACCAAGCTAAAAAAATGGGTTTAAAAAGTATGGGATTCGGTCGTTGGGGTAAGGACGATAAAGTAACTCACAAAACCACAGATGGTAAACTCGAACCAGTAAAACAAGATGATGAGAAAGAAAAAGAAGCTCCATCTGGTGAGAAAAAACCACAAGATAATCAACCTAAAAAAGACACAGCCGCAGGTGAAACTAAACCAGAACAACCTAAAGAAGAACCAGACCCAGCTAAAGACAAAGCACAACAAGCAATGCCTAAAGCAAAATTGTCAGGTCGTCCATTAAGTAAAGTCCCATCAGAACAACTCCAGCAAGTTGCTACTCGTATTGATGATTTAGCAAAGATGGGCGAAGAAGCTAAAGCAAAGGGAGAAAAAGCACCAAACTTTAATTTGTGTCAAGTTGCCATTCCCGGCACTAACCTATTCTGTGGTGATAATAAAGGTATTCCTCGTGCCGAAATGCCTCAATTTAAAGGTACACCACGCGCGGGATCTCCAGCAGATAAACTTCCTAAAGATAAAGATGGAGAAGTAGATACCGAAGAATTCTTTAAGCAAATGTTGGAAAAGGATGGCATCAAGGTATCAGAACCAACCACCGTTCCACCTGACCGATTAAAGGCAACGCAATCTGAATTGGTTGGTGTGAAGGTAGCAGGTATGAGTAAGGTATTAGCAGATAAGAACCATCCTGCATATGGAAAGATTACCGCACCAATCTATGTCAGTCGTGATGGGTATGTATTAGACGGACATCATCGTTGGGCGGCAGTAGTTGCACACAACGCATCTAATCCAAACGATCAAATTGAAATGCAAGTTCGTGTTATTGATGATGATATTGAACCTTTAGTACAAAAATCTAATAAATTTGCAGAAGATATTGGTATTCGTGCTAAAGCAGCAGATACGGGATCGGCCGGTGATGGTAAATCTGCAGAAACTCCAAAAGAAGAACCAAAGAAAAAAGGATTTACTCGACGTATGTTGGATACGGTTAAATCGTGGGGTAAGAAGCAAAAAGAAGAAGCCAAAGCATTCTTTGAAGAAGAACTACACAAAGGTAAGACACCAGAACGCCGTTCTCTAGTTGAAAAAGTTCGTGATAAAGCAAAAGGTGCATGGAAAGATATTAAACACGAATTAAAACATGAAAAAGCAGTATTTCGTGATGCCGGTCGTGGACTTCGTGGATTCTTCCGTGGTAAAGGACCAAATGAACGTGAAAAGAAAGCAATGCAATCTGTTGCAACAAAAGTAGTTATGACTGCTGTAGTTGCTACGGGTCTTGGAGCTGCAGCAGGTGGTGCGGCCGCACTTGGTAAGGCAGTCTTAATTGAATTTATTCCACACGTTGTTGGTGAAAGTATCTTAAAGGGAGCAGGACGTGCGGCATTGTTCGCTGGTCCAGAAGATCAAACTGATGACGCAATGATGGAAAAATTTATTGAGTTAGTATTAAAAAATATGGAAGAGATGGATATCCCAGATGAAGTAATAGAAAAAGCATTTATGAATTATAAGGGAGAAGAATAATGGAAGAGATTGCAAAGTTTATCGCAACGTTGATGGCAAGTCGTAATCAAGCACATATATTTCATTTACAGACTACATCATTTGCCGCACATAAAGCATTAGATGATTATTATTCTGGAATAGTTGATCTTATTGATTCGTATGCGGAAATGGCACAAGGTCGTTATGGAATTATTACGGGATATTCTGCAACAAATATGGCATTGATTGAAGATGGTAACTTTCTTAAGTACTTTATGGGATTACAGAAGTTTGTAGACAATATTCGTCAAACTTTACCACAAGACGGGGAACTCAACAATACTGTTGATGAAATTTCTGGTTTAATTTCATCTACCGTGTACAAGTTGAAGTTTTTAAAATAATGGAATACAAAGATTTTTATCGTGATATATTAAACGAAAATTTACAACTTGCTGAAGAAGTGTTTAATTTACTAGAAAAAAACACGCCTACGGACCCCGATAAATGGTCAAAAGCAAAAGCAGCTGCACGTGCTAAATTTGATGTATATCCATCTGCATATGCTAACTTATGGGCAGCAAAGAAATATAAGAGTATGGGTGGTGGGTGGAAGAAGGGTAAAAATGATTAGTCTTACTGATATTTTAGAAGAAGTTGTTGACCAACTTGACGAAAAATACAAGACCAAAGGTAGTCTTGGTAAATGGCTTCGTCAAAAATGGGTAGACATTTCTCGTAAAAATAAAGACGGAAAACATCCACCATGTGGTGATTCAGCAGGTAAGAAAGAACGAAAAGGTGGATCAGCAAAGTATCCAAAGTGTAGACCGGCTCGTTCTGCGGCAGCAATGACCAAAGGTGAAAAACGATCGGCAGTTACTAGAAAACGAAAAGCAAAAAATACCGGTGGAAAACCAAAGATGGTATCAACATTTAAGAAGGAAGATTAACTATGGCTAATCTAGACAATGATATGTTTAACGCACAATTTCCAGTTGACGAAACACGACTAGAAGAAGCGTGCTGGGACGGATACAAACAAGTTGGGATGAAAGAAAAAAATGGTAAAATGGTTCCTAATTGTGTCCCCGTTAACGAAAATGATTTGTACGAAGGTGAGTTCTGTTCAGCATGTTTAGCAGAGTACATCAAAGAACATGCTAATTTAATGATGGAAGCAGAATATCAAGGTCGTAAAGTTAAACTTGGAAAGCCGATGCAAGGTGATGTCAAGAAGTTTAAGGTATATGTTAAAGACCCAAAAACCGGAAATGTTAAAAAAGTTAATTTTGGTGACAAATCTATGAGAATTAAAAAGTCCAATCCAGGCCGACGTAAGAATTTTAGAGCACGACATAATTGCGATAATCCTGGTCCAAGAACAAAAGCTCGGTATTGGTCTTGTCGTAAGTGGTAATGTTTACGACTAACGATTACCTTATTGAAACTCTTACCCCAGCAGAACAAGCTAAAAAATTAGGCTTGAAATATCTGGGGTTTGGTCGTTGGGGTAAAATTGTAAACAAAAAAGGAGTTACCACGCATAAAACCGAAGGTAGTAAACTTGTCCCTGTTGCAAAAAATAAAGGTGGTACAACACAAAAACCAAAAAGCACATCGCAACAAAAGAAAGTTAAAGTTCAAAGGGGTGAACCATTACTTCCGTGGCTTCTTCCTAATCCGTGGGCTGGAGCAGACGAAGAAACTTCAATAGAACGTTTAGAACGCCGACGAGAACGATATGCGGAGGGTCAAGGATTAAGTGCAGAATGGAGTCGTCCACCTGAAGTGGTTGAAGAAGCTAAATCACATTGGACACAAATTGATCAGTTAACACAAGGCCCTGCAGAAACACCAAACGAAAAGGCAATTCGACTACAAGTTAAAACATTAGGATTGAAACGAGCTAACTTGCCGGGTAGTTTGTTACGGGGTACATTGTTTATTGGTCCAAGTGGAAAGGTAACTCACGCTGCAGATTTTCGTACTGGAAAATTATATAAACTAAAAAAACCATTCAATCCCAAAACAGGAGAACCTTCTGAAGTAGATGTGGCTACTGGCATAATATGGACAACGCCGGTTGACCCCGCCCGTTCAGATAGACAACAAGTTCTAGCAAATATTCGAATGTGGACTGACGATAAAGTATTTGACAGAATTACAAGTCAAAGATTGCAAATTTACGAAACAATGGATAAGCTAATTGACCAAGCTAACCTTCGTGTAACTGAAGCAAAAGAACTATATCGTGGCGTTTATTTTACAAATAAAAATATAGACTACGCAAAATCATTTATAAAATTGATAACTTCTGGTGGTACCATTGAACTCCCACCGTCAGGATTTACCACAACACTTAAAGTGGCAATGGATTTTGCAAATATTGGTGACCCACAAGTATCTGTTATTCTTCGCGCTCTTCCTCCAAAAAAAGGATTTCGAGCAATGCATCTCGCTGGTATTCCACGAAACGCTCACGAAAAAGAATCTGAAGTGGTTACTCGGTCGTCAAAGTTCCAAATTATGAGTGTACTACAACAAGAAACCAGACGAGAAAAAACTATAACAGAACCAGACGGACGATTGATTAATGTCACATATACCGTTCAACTTCAACAGCTAGAAAAATAATATGAAAAAAATGACGATTGTAGATTTATTGATGGGTGATTCGATGCGGGGTACGAAAAAACTCCTTGACCGATTGGAAACAAAAAAGACCACTCCCACGGTAAATGAGAATACTTATATTAGTAAGGTTGACGCAAAGCGTATTTATGATAAGATGGGATATGACTTTGACTTCAACGAGTTTTTGTTGGGTATGAACACCGAATTAGAACATCAAGACGTTACTAAAGGCAATATCGTCAAGACGGCAAAGATAGCAGCGGCCCACTTGAAGGAGAAGCCAAATTATTATACTTTACTAAAAAAATATATTGAAACTAAAAACGAAGATATAAGTGGGACCGCAGGACCAACTTCAAGCGTATCAAGTTTAGTGGGTCCAGTTGGTTACATTAAAGGAGCACCAAAACCTAAAGATGTAAAAAAGATGCGTTCGCATCTCGACAAGGAGAAAAATTAATGATTCGCTTAAAAGATATATTAATAGAACACGGTAATAAAGAAAACCGTATCAACTTGATGAAATTAGAAGTGCTAATGGAGAAAATGTTGCCGGTGCTCGCTAAGAATAACGCAACAAAACTGACACAAATTTGCACAGAAATTCATCAAATGGCTACAAAACTTAATGAATTACCTTATACATTATGGAACGCATATCCAGAGTGGCCGGTGTTAAAGGTAGCATTAATATCTAAAATTGCTGAAGCTAAAGAAGAAGCTTCAAAATTATTAGAATCTGAAAAAGTCGATGTCCTTCCGTTTGTAAAAGCGTTGGACGAACTTATCGCAGACTAACATAAGTGAGGTTTTATGGCAGATAATACTGTATTTTCAAGACTTAAAAAATTATTTTCTACAAGTACCATCGTCAGAAATGTCGGTGGTAAAAAATTACGCATCGCTGACACAGACAACGTTCAGTCTTTTATCAATAGACGAGGTGTTGACAGATATACTCGCGTATATCAATCGGGAACTGGTGGATATGGTTCACATTACGGTAGAATGGAAACTGCAGCGGCATTTCAAGGCGCACGTCTCCAATTATTCCGTGATTACGATATGATGGATAATGATCCAATTATATCTTCTGTGTTGGACATTTACGCAGACGAATCTACAGTAAAAGACGAATTCAGTAAAATTCTTGCTATTAAAACTGATAACACACAAATTCAACAGATTCTAGAAAATTTATTTTATGATGTATTAAATGTGGAATTTAATCTCTGGCCGTGGATTCGCAATCTTACAAAATACGGGGATTTTTTCTTATATCTGGACATAGACCCAGAGTATGGTATCGTTAACGCTGTACCGTTATCAATTTACGAAACTACTAGAGTGGAAGGTGCGAATCCAGAAAATCCTTTTTCTGTAGAGTTTCACATACAAAATGATTTCTTGAATCTTGGAAAAAAGGAATTCGATAATTACGAAATTGCACACTTCCGTCTCCTTTCTGATACCAATTTCCTTCCATATGGTAAGGCAATGATTGAAGGCGGTCGTCGTGTCTGGAAGCAATTACAATTGATGGAAGACGCAATGTTAGTACATCGCATTATGCGTGCACCAGATAAACGTAAGTTTAAGATTGATATTGGTAATATTCCACCAAATGAAGTGGAAACATATATGCAGCGTATTATTGATCGCATGAAAAAGTCACCACTTATCGATCCAAAAACTGGTGATTATAATCTTCGTTATAACATGATGAACATTGTAGAAGATTTTTATATGCCCGTTCGTGGTAGAGATTCGGGTACTGACATTGAAACAATGCAAGGTCTACAATTTAATGCTATTGAAGATATTGAATACCTTCGTCAAAAGTTACTTGCAGCATTTAAAGTCCCTAAATCATTTATTGGATATGAAGAAGATATTAATGGAAAAGCTACATTGGCTGCACAAGACGTTCGCTTTGCTCGAACAGTTGAACGTATCCAACGTATCGTGGTATCGGAATTAACTAAAATTGCTATTATTCATCTATATGTTCAAGGATTTACTGACGAGGAATTGGTAAATTTTGAATTAGCATTAACAAATCCATCTACGCTTTACGAACAAGAAAAAATTAATATTTGGAAAGAAAAGTTTGCTTTGGCAAGAGATATGACCGGCGGACAAGCTCAAATTCTTTCACAAGATTGGGTATATAAGCATATTCTTGAAATGTCGCAAGAAGAAGTTGAAGATGAGCGTAAAAAAATAATGGACGATATTAAACGTGTTCAAGAACAACAAGCTGCGGCACAACCACAAGAATCGGGAACACAAGGTGGTGACGCTCCATCGGGTGAATTACAACCAGCAACTCCAGCAGATGCTGATGTTGAATTAGGACCAGACCCAGAAATGGGCCAAGAAGATGGTGTGGAACCAGAGGAACTCGACGATGTAAATGCTATTTTAAATTCGTTGGGGGAAGATATCGATGAAGATGAATCGATGGACGATGAACTGGAAGAAATTTTAGTGAAAAATAAAGTTGGTCGTCCCCGTGAAGGATTAAAATTTGGTACGGATAGACATCCGTTAGGTAGAGATCCTTTGGGGCATAAAGAAAATACCAAAACCTATAAAAGAAGTACACTTTCTACGGAAGCCAAGCAATTTCTAGACAAATTACCTAGAAAGGGTGTAAGTAAATACCGTCAGATGATTGCTGACAGCATTATTCCAGACACTAAATTGGACGGTTAGTATATGTCGATTATATTTACTTATATGATGGTTGTTTACTCGTTAAATACGGATAACATATGAGCCTCAAACACAATAAAATTAAGAATACCGGCATTTTGTTTGAATTGCTGGTTAGAAAAATCGCAACGGATGTATTAGATGGCAAACAAGATAGTTTTGCCATCAAATTGATGCGTGAGCACTTCCATCCAAAATCAGAACTTGGAAAGGAGTTGCAATTATATCGCACGTTTTTTAATACACCGAAGTTGACGGAAAGTAAAGCATTTAACATGCTTGATTTAATTGTTCAACGCCGCCGTAGTTTAAATGAAAAAGTACTTTCTGCACAAAAATTTCTTTTAATTAAAGAAATTAAACAAAATTGTGATTTAAAACAATTTCTAAACGGTCGTGTTCCTTCCTATAAAGTGTATGCATCAATTTATAAACTTTTTGAAAGTGGTTCTGATGATGTGATGCAATTGGAGGATGTGGTAAAATCACGCTTTTTGGTAGTGGAACATTTGCAAGGTATTTTTAAAGAAGAAGAAATTATTAAAGAAAGCTCATACGTTGAAGCACTTCGTGGTCAAGATGAAGAAATTCGTTATCTGTCATATAAATTTTTATTAGAACGATTTAATGAAAAATATAGTAATTTTAATGACAAACAAAAAGCATTACTTCGTGAATATATCAATAAAGGAACAGATGTTGAGCAGTTTAGAAAATATGCAATAGCTGAAGCAACGTTTTTAGAATCTCAAATTAAAAAACAAAGTGTAAAAATTAAAAACGAGGTAACTCGTATCAAACTACACGAAGTCGTTGCACAACTAAAAAATATACAAGCAAAACCAATCATTAAAGAAAACCACATCACAGCACTTCTTATTGCATATCAATTAGTACAAGATATGAATTCGTTGAGTTAATATATGGATAAAGAACAACGCCTCCGTGAATATATTCGAAAGATGGTTCGTGAATTAATGAATGAAATTTCAACTACTGCCGGTGTTCCTGGGTATTTAACTCCACATGCTTTTTCTGGGGAAAAAGATAGAACCGCATCAGTTGACCGTATGGCAAAACGCATCGGGTATACGCTGACAAATAAAGGTAAAAAAGACAATAAAGGTGATAAGTTAACCGAGTCTTATAATAAGTTAAAAGATGAGTTTAAGACTCTCACGGAAAACTATTACTATGAATATCGGAATGATACCAGTAAACTTCCTCATCAAAAGATTGGTACGGCTATCTCTGAATTAAACAAACAATTAAAGCTAGTAGAACGGGCTTTAAAAATGAATAGTCGTTTAAAGAAAGAGTACGGTATTTCAGACGACAAATTGTGGAAACGTACCAAACACCAAATGACCAAACTAGAAGGTAAGCTTGTAGAACTTGCCGGCCGCCTTCGTGAGATGAGAGGATAATATGAAAAAATCTCGTTTAATGGAAATTATTCGTGAAACAATCAACGAAGAATTGGAATTAGAATCACAAGCAAGTGATGATGCAAAGAAGCAAGGTTTAGTATATAGAGGATTTGGTCGTTGGGGTACAAAAGACAAAATAACCCATACAACCCAAAGTGGAAAACTTGTTCCATTAAAAGCTATGAATCCGTTAGCGGCTGATAAAGCAAAAAAAGCAAATCGTCCTATTGGTGCATCTACAATGGTAACTAAAACACCAGATCAACAACGACGACGAAACAGACCAGAACCAGAAAAGGATGCGGAATTTAACGCAATGGGAAAATACACCGGTACTGATGCGGGGAATAGAATTGCTGACAAAGTTATTAGTAAATTTTTTGATACTTCCGA